AGTCTTTGATATGAAGACACACACAAGATGTCAATTGCATTTCCACGCAAATGTGAAGAATTTGGTCTTCCATTTACTTCTTGATTGAATGCTTTGCTTCGCCATGAAGATGTGATTGTGAACGGAACATCTGCAATTTCTCTGGCATCATCTAACATCTGCAAAAGTTTTGGATTCATTTTGCCAAAACAATTGACACCATCACAAGTAAATTCTTCTTTTATAAAATACTTTAAATCAGCCATTCTTAGACATTATCTTTTGTATGTTGTAAACTAACACTGAACACAAGACAAGTATTGTCAGAACACCTTCAATATCCATAAGTGAAAGTGATATTGCACCCAAGTTGATGGAATTAAAACCAGCTAAATCATTTAGTGTTTCTTTCATTTCTTTTTTTCAAATATACATCTAACAATTGCTTGTTGATTTTTTTCTTTTCTTGATTGCTTTTGCAACCTTTTTTTCTTCCTGCCATTACTTGCAACAATTCCAATTTGCAAGTTTGTTGTTTCCCCTATTAGAACCAGATATTGTCAAACCTGCTTCAGCATATGTTTGTGTGTCTGGATACATATCTGCACCACTATTTGAATTGTATTCTGGAAATGATGAAGTGTTGTTTGTCAAGTATTCAATCAACCGTTCAGTGTAGAATTGTGCATTGCTTCTTTCAATGTCAACCAATCTCAAAACTTCAGCTTGTGAAAGTGCAGTGATGTTGTCCACGTTTCTTGAACCAATAGTTCCGTTCAGAATTTTACCTTGTAAATAAGGATAAAAGTTGACCAGTGTCCATTTCAATGTTGCCATCTGAACATAGTCTTGCAATAATGTTTCATATACACCACTAATTGTTCCAGCAGTGATGTCAGTTTTTAGTTTGTTGAACAAGTCAGTTCCAAGAATAGGTTGTATCTGTGAATCTTGTGCTTGTATAATTGAAGGCAACAAATCTTTTTCATCAACCGATCCATCAAGGTGTGAATACGCTTTGATATAAGTTGCATCAATATAAATAACTTGTGAAGGAAGTGCCATGTTTTTTGTTTTTAGTCTTTCATAAATGGTGGATTCACTTTTGCATGGTTTGGCATGTCATATGGTGCAATTGATTCTGTTCCTTTCTGCTTGATGAATGGATTGTTTCCAACTCTTTGTTCATTCTTCAAACCATCACTTGGTAAGAACCGACCACTGACTTGTTTTCTGAAATATATTCTTCTTAGCCAACCATGTCTGCAATAGCAACCACCTTTGAATTCAAATATGTCATATGTTGATTGTCCTTTTTCAGCAAATGCACCATTGATTCCATCTGATGACAATTCGTTTATGTCTTCAAGCGTCCATTCAAGACCATCTCTTGACCATGACATCATCTGGTCACAAAACTTTCTTGATTTATTTCCAGCTTTGTTTGGTGTGTTGCTTGTCTTTTGATAAGCATATCTCACTTTGTAAAGACCAACATCAAGTGAAGATTTTGCATCTGCATCAGCCATTGATTTTGTAGGCATTTTGTTTGCAAACTTGTGCAGATTCTGTTGCACATTCTCAATTTCTTTTATTTTCTTTTTTGCCCATGTAAAACCAGCATCGCCTCCCCATAATGCCCAAGCGATTCGACCACGTGATGGAAAACCTTCTTGGCCAGGCTTAAATCCTTCACCTTGTTTGCTTGATTTTTCATGTCTGCTGAAGAATGAATGCATTCTTTTGATTGTTTCAACGCTTAAATTTTTATTGTTTGCAATATCTCTTGCCCTTGAAACACCAACTTGAGTTCCACCACGACCATATTCTTTTCGCCATTCCAAACCGTTTCTTGCTTCTTCAATCATTCCAGCAGTTGGTTTGGTGTTTATGTCTTCAATAGTTTTTAAAGATGTCTTTGTTGGACATTCTTCAGAAATCAATTGCCATTCATCATCATTGTTTTTTTCTGCAAGAACTTCAAGTTTTGACAAGAAGAATTCTGCTTGGTCATCACTTAAATGTGGTCTTTCATCTTTTTTTTTTGATGACATTGTTTCAAGTAATTGTTCACCACTTGAACTAAAGAAACCTTTTGCAACATCTTCTGGAAGTTGTAAGAATTGAACTAAGAAAACAACTGCTTGTTCTGGTGTCAAAATACCTTCTTGAACCTTTGCAACAATATCAATTGCAGAACTAATCTGAGCACCATTGTATGATGCATCAACTTTTTCAACTTCTGTTTCTTCAACCATTCCACCAACTTCATCAGAAATTGTTGCATCTGCATTTGGAATGACATCAACTGCAACTTCTTCATTGATTGTTTCTGCTTCTGTATCTGCAAATTCAGTTTCAAACAAATCAAATGGTTCAAAGAATAACTGAAGATTAATTCCAGATTCAGCCATCAACAATTTCAACGCATCAATTATCACATCTCTAAATGGATTGACAACCGTTTGTTCAAATAGTGCTGATGCAGTCTGAAGTTCTTCAGCATTATTTCCAAGACCACCACCATCAATGTTGACACCAAACAATCTTGGTGAAACAACTCTATTTCCAACCATTATTTTGTTGGTGATTTCTGTTGATAGGAATTGGAATTGCTTGTCTGCATCTGACAATGGAACTGCTTGAATGTCTGGTGTTGTATCTCTACCATCTGAGAAAGTACAAAGAAATTTTCCTGCATTCCTTGAACCAGAAAGTTCTGCTTCAATTGTTCTTTTTATGTCTTCACGTTTTTCCCTTGCTGGAATACCATTTGCAAAGTTTATGATGAATGATGGTGCAAGACCATTTTCAATTTGTGACAAATGAAATTGTGCAACATTCACATCAAGTTCAACATAATTCCATGCACCGATCCAATCTGGTTTTGGATAATAGTATGAACCAACTGAATTCATTTTCACACAAAGAACTTGGTTTGGATAAGTTGCTTTTTCATGTGGATTGAATGCACGTAGTTCAGTGTATTTTGCCCTTGAACCAGCAGACCAATCATGTGAATGATAGTAGGAATCAACTTTGCCATCTTCATCAACTTGACCACTTCGCATTGTTTCATAAGGAAGAACTTCCATTTCAACAATCTGTGTTCTGTCAAGTGAATATGAAACTGAAATATAAAAACCACCATGAAGTTTCAAATCCATACACATCAATTGTATGTCATTTTTTCCAATCTTGTGGTTTATCAGTTTATTAAATTGAACCCATTCTTCTGGATGTTGGTCTTTGTTGTCTGCATCAATACCACCACCATAAATCCAAGCTGAAATTGAATTCACCAATGCGTTCTGTGTTGCAGAATTTTGATACAATCTGATTGTGTGTTGTGGAAATAAATTGTCCAATCCGTACCAAATAAAGTCAGAACCCCTTTTGACAACTTCTTGTGAATCTGTCATTGAGTAACTTGCACCCATTGAACTGAACATATATTCTGTGCTTGGTTTAGTCTTTTTAGCCATTGTAAGAAATTGAATTTGGAATGATTAATGGTTCAACACCACTTTGTGAATTTTGGAAATAGTCATTCACAAAATTATCATTGTGGACAAGTGCCATTCCATTTGTCACCATACCAATAATTGATGAATCATTTTTTGTAGTTGCACCAGAATCACCAAAATATACTTCATAGTCAAACAAACCAGTTGTGTCAATATTTATGTGACCACTTCCAACATAGTCATCAAGATACAAGATGAATTGTTTGCTTCTTGGATAATTATCAACATAGTTTGAATTTGACAACAATTCTTGAAAGTATTCTTTCTGTGTTGCTTGTTCAATTAAAACAATGTAGTAAGTTGTTCCAGTATAGTCAGTGTTGAAGTTTGGTGTGTATTGTCTTGTCAATGCACTTTGTGACTTAGAATTTGAAATGGTGTTTGCAAATACCCTTGAATATACATCCAAAGAAATCACATTCTCAAAACCATTTGAATTTCTAAGATGGATCATCAGACTTTTTCTTTTTTGGTTTTACTTCTTCAAGGTATTGTGGAAATTCAGCCATCAACCTTTTCATCACTTTTTCATCAACCACTTCATTCAAGTATATCTTTGAACGACCTTGATAAATTACGCTTCCGATAAATTCTTTTTTTATTTTCATAGTATAAAGATATAAAAAAAAGGATGATGGAAAACCCACCACCCTTTATTCACTAACAACTAAAAACTAATTTATTCTTGTGGTGTTGTGTATTGGTCTGAAGACAATGCAATATTTGCACTGAATGTAGTGAATGGATTTGCAGTGCTTAGATTGTAAGCTGGAAATGGTTCAGAACCAATCATCTGAAGAATGTATCCAACATAGTCTGAATAAGCTACATCACCACCATGTGCATATGTTCCACCAGTCACATCAATTCCATTGTCAACACCAAGAAGATAATACACTCCGTTGTTGTCTAAAACAATGCATTGAAATATTCCTTCAACAACATTTTGCATTCTTGCCCAAGATTCTTCTGAATCATGTGAAAGGTGAATGTCAAGTGCTTGTTCATAGTTGACTGCACCACCACCACCAGTTGTGATTGTTTGATTGAAAGAACTTGTTTGTCTATCTAAGTCAAACTGAAAGAAATCTAAAGAACCAGCAGTTGCCAATGCAGAAACTTCACCAGTTGTTGCAGATGCAGTCACACCAGTGATTTTGTTTGCAGAATACCAATTTGCAAGAAAGATTTGTTTGATACCACCAACTTGTCCTTGACAGAAATATCCACGACCTTTATCGATTAAACATGACATATTTTATATTTTAAGAATTAAAGAATTGAAGATGGTCACTAAAGACCACCTTCTTATTCATGTTTTTATACGAACCAAACAACATCAGCAACAACACCAATTTGTGTTCCTATTCCATATCGCATTGTTACACGATAGTTGTCTGAACCATCTAATGGTGTCATGTCAATTGCTTGTGCTAATGAATCAGAATCAGCAGTACCGATTCCAACAAATAAGTTGTTTTTGTTTCCAACCATTGCTTCACCAGATGCAATACCTGGACAAGATACCAACTTGTATCCAACAAAGTTTGTTTGTCCACCATTCGCTGCTGCAAGATTGTATCCTGCACCAGTTTGACCAACTGCAAGATTGTATGCAGAAATTGTCACTGGATTCACATATATATTTGTGTTTTCAAAATCACCAACAATTCCTTGTGGCATTGCTGAAATGATTTCTTGTAAACCAGCAATTACCGTTGCTTGGTCATCTATTGCATTTGTAAGTGCAGTTGCACCAGCAGTGTTTCCACTTGCTAATTTGAAACCATCAAATGCTGCATAACCAGATGCAGTTGCACCACCCATCCAAATGTTGTGTTCAATATCAGCTTGAACGAACTTTGCAACATATAAAAGTATTGCATCAGCATAGTCATCTGGAACACCAGAATTGATTGAATATGCATCACCTTGCCACCAAGAATTGAAATTCTTTTTACAAAGTTGTAAGTTCACCATCAAGTCTGTGATGTCAAGAACTCTTTCATCTAAGTCAGTTGTTGCAGTTGTGTCAAAGTCACACGCACCAGCCTTGATTAAAGCTGCTGCACCAGTTCCAAAAGACATTACTGGAAGGACTGCTTTGTATCTCACACCATCAATCAGTGTTATATTTCCACCATGTAAAGATGGTGCTGAAACTACTGCTGCATGGATGTATGGAAGTGCTAATTCACCAGCATAACTTGGTGTATTTAATACGGGATTTGCCATTTTACTTGTTTTTTACTTTATTAAAGATTGCGAAAATTCTTTCATCTTGTGAAAGATTGGTTTTCACTTCAGTCTTTTTGCTTGACTTCGGTGTTGATTTAAAAGTTTTTGATGCAGACAACTTCTTTACTTTTTCAAGTTCTGTGTTATGTGCTTCCATTAATTCAGCAACCTTTAATTCAATTGCTTCAGTAATCATTTTTCCAAGTTCAAAACCATCTTCTTTTGTCATGTAGTTTGACAAATCAATTTCTGATTTTTCTTCTTGAATTTCTTCTTGAACTTCTTCTTTGTCAGAAGACAAATCTTCTTCAACTGCATCTTCTGATGCTTCTGGTGAACGAAGTGTTGTGATTTCTCCATCAACTACTTCAATCACTGCACCATCTTGCAGTTCATAAGTTCCAGATGGAAGTGCCATTCTTTCATCATCTTCACCAACAACAAACACCATTGATCCTTCTTCAAATCTGTCAGAATCAGTTTTTATTGTAGTTCCATCGACAAGAAATGCTTCAGCCATCATGCTTGTTTCTTCAGATAGTTCTTCTGTCATTCCAAGAAGACCTTTCATTTTGTTGTAAATGTTTTCCATTTTTTGTTTTTTGAATAGTATTTCCAATAGTTAAAAGATTATTTCTTCTTTTTTTCCTTTCGCTTTTTCTTGTATCCTTTTTTTAAGATTGCTTTTGCTTTTGGAATAACTGAAGAAGCAATTGTTCTGTTCTTAATTGCACCACAAATTTTCTTTGCAGTTTCTTCATCACCATATTCAGCCATTTGGTCAGCTATGCATTTATCCCAAGGATAGTCAGCCAGGTAAGTTGATTCTTCTTTTTGAATCAAATCTTTAATCATTGCAAGTTTTGTTTCATCTTCTGACAATGATTGTTCTGACATTTCTTGCATCTTATCTGTGAAGAATCCTTCAATGCTGAATCCAAGAATTTCACCTTCTTTGACCTTGTTCCAGATTTCATCATTGTCAACACGCATTGTCACAAACCATGTTCCAACTGGACAATGTTCAAAACCGTACTTGACTGACTTGTCAATTGCAAACTCTTTCACCCAAGATTCAACAACACACAAACCTTCAACTTCTGATTCATGTTCAAGTGTTGCAGATTGCAAGTGATTTCTTTTCATGTAAAGTTCAGAACACTTCTTTATTGTGTCTTTAGAAAAATATACATAATAGTCAGAACCATCATCTGCAAGTCTGAAAATCTGTTTGTTTGGAATCAATGCTGGTGCAATAAGAAGTCTTTTGTCTTCATCTACTTTTGCAAATTTTAGTTCTTTTTCTTGCTTGTTTAATGCAACCCAATATTCTTCAATTGCAGGATCTTCAACAAGACTGATTGCAAATACACCATCTTGGTCTTCTTTGTCTTCTTCTGAAATAATTAATTCAACTATTTTTGTCATTTTTTTAGGATTTAAAGTGTTGATTTTTGTTGTATCATTGTGTTAATCTGTTGTGAATCT